CAGCAACAGATTCAGCAGGCGGTACTTACTTTGTAAGTCGTGTTAGCCCTAACTGGATTGAAATTGGTGCGCTAGGCACAGGCACACAGGTTGCAGCGGGCGATCGTGTACAGTGGGTAGATGATCAAACTAGTGCAGTTGCTATAAACACAGGTACATATGCTATTGGTGATGTAAATCAGCCAGGCAGATTCCAGATTGTAACAGCATAATTTTTGCTATTGACACACGGAAAGGTTACAGTTATAATAGGCTGTAACCTTTTTTAATGACATGAATAAAGATTTCGCATTTATACTAGGGAATGGCGTAACACGGCTAGAAGTAGAATGTGAAGGCTTGCTTGACTATGGTGCCGTATACGGTTGCAATAGAATATATCAAGAGTTCGCGCCTACTGTGCTAGTAAGCACAGATGCTGGTATGGCAGAAGAAATACAACAGTGTGGATATAGTGCCAGATATACACATTATACTAGAAGTAACAATAAAATCAAAGACAGTGGTGCACACATTTTACCAAAAGAAATACATGGATATAGCAGTGGCCCTGCAGCACTAGGACTTGCCGCATTAAGTGAAGCAAACTATTTGTTCTTAATAGGTATGGATCTTAAAGGTGTAAACAATCGGATCAATAACATTTATGCAGGGACAGCAAACTATAAAGAAAAAAACGCGGAACCTATGTATTTTGGTAATTGGGTTGATCAAATTTGCACACTTATACAAAGATACAATCATAAAAGATTTATGCATGTTAATCCACTAGATAATTTTACTGCAGATGAATTCCGTAAGAATCCAAACTTTGAAACAATGTCATTGGAGGAGTTCAAGAGGATGATAAATAAACTATAAAGCAGGATTATTAAAAATATGAGTCAAACTAAACGAGTATCTGGTGCCTATACTATTAGTGCTACAAGTTTTACACTTGACAATGATGTAACTGTAACAGGAAACTTAACAGTTACTGGCACAACAAATAGTATTGAAACTACCAATACAAGAATTACTGACAGAATTGTAACCTACAATCAAGGTGAAAGCGGTGCAGGTGTAACCGGACAATATTCTGGTATTGAAATTGAACGTGGCAGTGCGTCAAATGCATTGTTAGTTTTTGACGAAGTTACAGATACATTTCAAATCAGTACCGATGGTGGTAGCAGTTATTCTAGTATTTCTACTGGCAGTGGTATTAGTAATGTTGTAGAAGATACAACTCCGCAACTTGGTGGCGATTTAGATGTAAACGGTAAGAATATTGTAAGTGCAGCAAGTAACGAAGATATTTCCATTATTCCCAGTGGAACAGGTAAAGTTACGATTGAAGCAGGACTTAAACTCAATGATCAGGCTATTACGCCAACAAGTGCTGCAGGCGCTACCGTACTGTATGCAGACACAGCAAGTGGTGGCGGAACAGGATTATTTTTTGTAGATGGCAGTACTAGTGATGAACTAGTAAGTAAAAGCAAAGCCATTGTATATGGATTGATTTTTTAAAGGAAATAGACTATGGCAATAGCACAAGCAACAGTTACACAAGCAGGCGTAGACATTTATACTAGTAGTGGTAATAGTGCCACAACTGCTATATTTTTGATGAACAACAATGCTGCGGCAAGGACTGTACAGATTTATGTGGTTCCATCGGGCGGAAGTGTTGGCACAAGCACAAAGATTATTAAAGATTTGACAATTGATGCCGCTGATACATATATTATTAACACTGAAAAACTTGTACTTTCTAATAATGATGCTATTCATGTCAGTACTAGCGGCGATGATACTAGTGTTTATGCTACTGTGAGTTATGTGAGTATCTAATGGCTAGATTTGTTAAAACAAAAAGTGCAGAAAACAGTGTAAAAGCGGCATCAGATGCCGGTATCAGTGTTCCTGCAGGAACAACAGCGGAACGCAGTGGTAATCCTATTGAAGGCGAACTTCGTTACAACGAGGACAACAATAATCTAGAATTTTATAATGGCACTGCGTTTGTGAGTACTGCGGCTACAGGTCCAGTAACAGTAACACAAGATTCGTTTACAGGTGATGGTTCTACTGTTGCATTTACAATGAGCACTAGTGTCGAAAGTGATCAAACACAGCGTATTGTTGTAGCAGTCGGCAATGTTTATCAAAACCCAGCAAGTGCTTACACACTGAGTGGCACAACAATTACATTTACAAGCCCTCCAGGTAGTTCAGAAACTATCACAGTTATCCACGGTTACGACAGTAACGGCTAAGCATAAATACACTTAACAAACCCTGTCACCTCGGATGTCAGCAGGTGATCGCAAGATAGCGGAGTGTACAAGTATGGCTATAAGTCGTATTGGGGGCAGAGCCCTAAAAGCAAATCTAGAACGTGACAGCAATCTTACATTTAACACCGACACACTTGCGATAGATTATGCCAATGATCGCATTGGTATTGGCACAACAACTCCAACAGAACAATTAGAAACTACCGGCAACGTAAAAGTAGGCGGAACACTAGAACTTTCTGGCACATTTACTGCGGGCAGAGTACAAATTCTTGAAAATAATATCGAAGCAACTACTAGTAATGATGATCTAGTTCTTGTTGCTAGTGGTACTGGCACAATAAATGTAAACAGTACAAGGATAACAAATGTTGCTGATCCAACAAGCAATCAGGATGCAGCAACCAAAGCCTATGTAGACAGTCAGATAAGTGCAGGTGCAGTAAGCACAGGCATGGATATTACACTAGGTACACCAACAGACAGTGATCTAGTAACCAGTGGATTATACAAAAGTTGGACTACTAGTACAAAAATTACAGACAGTATTGATGACCTTAATGAAGTTGTGCAAAATGTTCTCAACAATACAGCAGTAAGTAATGTAGATTTTACTGCTAACACCACAGCAGGTGGTGCTGGAACAGCAGTTACACTAACTATAACCGCAGACGGAAATCCCAACAGATATGACATTACTTGGGGAGATGGTGACACTACTACAGGCACGAGTGATAGCACACCAACACACACTTATAGCACTAATGTTGGCTCACCATTTACTGTGACAGTTAGAGCATATAACAACAGTGGCAGTGGTAGTGGTAGTGAAGAAAGCAAAACTAGAATAAGTTACATCACAATCTACACAGCAACGCCTGTAGTGAGTTTTGATTTGTATAGAGCAAGTTCGGGCGGCAGTGCTCTAACAGGTAACGATTTGTATGTAATCGAAGGCGACAGTTTGTATATGGATAACAACACCACAAACATTGGTGCCGCAACAGTTGATTATACAATGGATTGGGGCGATGGCTCCAGTGATGATAGTATTGCCAGTGATAGCGATGCAGGCGGCACAGCCGGTGCAAGACTACAGCATACTTGGGGACAAGGCACAAACAGTAGTACCAGTAGAGACACACTTACACTTACACTTAACAGTCACAGTACAGCATTACCAGCAGACATACCTGCAACAGGTACTGTAACACTTAAAGTATATGATGATGCACCTAGTGCACCTGATGGATTGAGCAGCAAAACACTGCCAGCAGTGAGCAGTACAGGCACAAGTCCAAAACTAGCAAGTGGATTTACAGACAACACAGGTGGTGCTACTATTGTTGCAGGTGATACAGTAAATCGTGTTACAAGTGGCACAGCAGAAGCAGGACCTATTACAACTTTTGCTTATGATGGTGACAGTGGTACACTAACTGCTAATGTTAATGGCAGTGGTGATGGCAACAGAGCATTGACAAGCGGAAGTGATACAGGCACTTATACTAGTCTTGTTATTACAGACGAAAGCGATTATAATCTACTTAACTCTGGAGGTTCAAGTACAACTTTTGCTGCAAGTATATACTATCCTGGATTATATAGTGGCTTTAAAGCAAAAGTAAGCAAAGCAGTTAGTGGATTAAGCGTTGGAGCAAACAGTTATCAACTGAGTCACAGTGCTACAGGCAGTACAAACACAGTAGAGTTTGTTAAAGATGATTTGACAGCAACGCCAACAGTAAATGTTGGTAGTGCAACGGTTACGGAAAATGTTGCAGGTACATATAGATATATTAGTGGTATACCATACTACAACAGTGGATCGCCAAGTCTAACACTTGCAGGTGTTACTATTGATGATCTTGTAGGACAGTGTTATACTAATCAAAGTAACATTGTTGAAGTAGATGATGGCACAAACCAAGAAGGCACTTCAAGTGATGCTATTACAAGTTCAGATTATACATACGCAAATATTGACGGTACAAGTACAATGCTTTCAGGTGGGATACCAACAGTAAATGTTGGTACAAGCAGTGCTTACGCTATCGGAAGTTTAACTGTTCCTATTACAAGCTCAAGTGTAAGAACTGTTAGTAGAGTAAAAGTTCGTGCAAGAAATGTCAATGGTATTAGCAGTTATAGTAGTGATATTGCTACAAACATTGCTGTTCACAAGTCAGCACAAAGTGGCATAAGTGAGATTGCTATTGTAGTAGCAGATGCACTGGGTGCTACATATGACGATGATGGTGTGCGTGTTTTTGATTTTAGTGCAGAAACTACAGATACACCTAGTTATAATAGTGCAACAAACTTTTATACAAACAGTTTATACAGTGAAAGTGCTGACCCAGGTGTAAGTAGTACTCAAGAAGCAACTATTAGACTGGGTGTACTCAAACATGATACAACAGATTATAGTAGTGGCTATTTGCCAGCAGGACCTGATAGAAGCGGTGATACAGGCACACAATACTTTACATTTGCATTCCGCAGAACCAATGTTGCAAACTTTGATATTAACATTACTTCAAGTGGTATTGCCGGACTTTGGAT